GCTAGTTGCATGTACCAAGAACAGTTTATAGTTGGGTTTAAGACGATTGCGGCCTCGCCAGTCGAACGCCTCTACTCGTGCAAACGCATCGCGCAATCTCTGCACGTCCACTTCCCACTTCGAGGCATCGTCATAATTGCCGCCCACGATGTTGTGCTCTTCGGTGCGCACGAATTGCCATGGCGACAATTGTTCATTCCCTGGGAACTGCGTGAACTGCCTGAACTGTGCGGACCAAACGTGGCGAGTGATCGGCCGATTCGCACTGATCACAAAGATTATCGGATTGATACCGACGCCGGGCGGCGGTTGAGGTTCCACGCGATTGCGAACGCCATGTGGCGACTCCACAAAAGCGTCGTGTGGTGAACCGTCGAAACTGTCAAACGTCGTCGTCATTGCCCGTCCTCTGCGGTCCATGCGCGCGGCCCATCCGCCGCTTGCCACACGACTTTGACACCGCCCTCCGTTTCGACGCCGGTATAAATCTCCAATGTCGCATAGAGCAGATCGTCGAACGTGAAGCGCGGTATCACGAGTTGGCTTTCATTAACAGTCTCTCCCGGAATTCCGCTGGGGTCCGGCCTGGTAGATGTTCGGTGTTCGCCGTCGCTATATGACAGCGTGCTTCCGTTGCGGACCGTCCCGTCGAACGGCGTCCGCTGAAGAAGCCACGGCTTCGCGACCAGCGTATCGGTTGCAGCTTCGACACCGTCGGCGTCTAGCTCGCGACATATGAGATAGTCATCGCGGATTTCTTTTAGTCGGAATGCACGACGTGTTGATATTCCCGGTATCGATGCGAGTCCACCCCTCGCCACCGACGGCACCTGCACCGGCTGGTTGACGCCTTGCTGCAAGCCACGCACAATATCATGCGTGCGATTGAATCCGCCGTTAACTCCATTGGCCAGCAGCGGCTCGCCCTTACGCCAGTCGCGGATAGTCGTCAAGGGTTTGTTGTGTATGGTTCCGCTCATGCCGTCGTCAGATTTAAAGCCCAGAAGTCATTAGAACGATATATCACTTTGGATTCCACGCCGCCGGTAGCCGTACCGTCACGGTTGCTAAGCAGGTCGCCTGGAGGCTTGCCTGTTTCTGGATCAATGTATACAACTACCGCTTGCCAGCCTGCAAAGCTTTCGCCACCGACGCGATGCGGCTCGCCACGTTGAAAGCTGTACGTCACGTTGTAGGTTATACCACCGTCATCAGACGGACCGCCCAGTCCGGTACATAACCAAAACCCAGCAGGATCGCCAAATACCGGCGTACTGTTCGTCGTTCCTACATAAATTTGCGCTTTGTCTCCTGGGTCGCGTGGCTCACGTCGCATGTAATTCCTAGTTGTCGTCGGCACCATAATGGTCACTTCGCCGCCTTGCGTTATTGGCCTAGAACCGATGATGTCCCCAGTATCAGGGTCGATGATAGGCGCTACATAAGTGACGGTTATAGTATTGCCGTCTACATTCCGATTCGTCGTCAACTGATTAAGCGTAGTAGTAACTTCAATCTGCGGCGCCGTCGTCTCGCTCGGCTCGTTCTCGAATAGAGTGATGCCACCCGTTGCGGTAGGAAACTGGTACGTGAGTGTGACGATGGCCTTGTCGGGTTCACTCTCGAAAATGTCTGCCCTCATGATCGACAGCGGTAGCCCGGCAGCTATCGGTGACGGATGGGGATCGCCGTAACGTGGCATGCCGACGGCGTTCAACGCATCCGGTATCTTGGACTCCGGCGGACCAACCAGACCGGTCACGATGGCCGAGCGAATAATCTGAACCACCCCGTTCGGACCACGGGTTATAGACCCTTGGGTGAGCGTGTCCATAATGGCTGTACCAGATGAGCGACGCTTAGGGGATACGTCCCTATTCCCTCTGAGGTTCGCCGTTACTGATTGAAGCGAGTTCGGCATTATCCAGCCACCGAAATGGTAGGCCTAGTAAGCAACTGTCGTATTTGCTCCAACTTCGCTATTGCCGCCGGGTCTTTCGTAGTCTGCACCTTGCCACGCAAGCCGGACAATGCGGACAGGGCGAAGCGGGAGAGGTTGACTTGCCGGAAGGCGCCAATTCTCGCTACTTCTGGAGGTTTTAGTCTGTCTAATGCGTTCTTCAGTCGTACTCTCAACTGCTCAGTAGCACGTGCGAGAGTATCAGGTGTTAATCCTAGTGCTAAAAGCTCAGCCATGTCCTTTCCGAAACGTTCCAGCGGAGTTCGTGTAGCGAAGAATATCTCTCTCGCTTTCGCCGTCACTCTGTCAAATGCACTGTCCATAGGCCCGAAGAATTTATCCTCCGCGGCCAGTGCTGCTCGATCAAATGTCTTATCGCTGATTAGACCTCGAATAACGAAACCAAACTCATCAGTTCTGTCACGCAATTTCAACAGTTCCCCAATCCGCTCCTCGAACACTTGTCTCGGTGTGCGAAATTCCTTAGTAATGTTTTCCGCTGCCGTTAAAATGGCCTTCATATCTTTGGCACCTTGCCCCCACGCCCTTTGAGCCCTTTCCGCTGCGGTGGACATATCTTCAATTGATCGTTTTTGACGTATCAATGCTTTGGCGCGTTTCTCGTTTGCTTCCTGAATCTCCTCAAAACGTTTCGCAATAAAGATCATCCTTCCTTCTTCACGCGGCGACACGAAAACAATCCTACCAGTAATATCAGAAATCCTGGCCATTGATTGCAGTATTGGGTTTTCCTGCTCGAATCTAGTGCCCCCTAATGGGAAAAAGGGAAGAGGTTGGCTCCGCAACTGGTCAACCACACCCTCGCCCACGATACTGGTTTGCGTTAACGATTTCACAACTGCACTTAATGTAGTAACCGTTTCGGCAAGCCCCTCATTGACGCTCGTTATGGCTTCACGCAAACCACCCCACGCTTCTGTTAGCCGTGCTACGGCTTTCTGCATCGGGGTGAGTTGCTTAGCTGCTACTTCCGCGGTAGTACCACCAGCAAGCCGTAAGCCCTTTTCGTATTCACGGATTTTGTCTGACATTCCTATGAGGGTCTGCAGGAAAATGACTGATTTGTCTGTAAACCCAAGTTGCAGGAGCGTAGCCTTAGCTTCAGCGTCGCTCAGTCCGCCGATCGCATCCTCTACATCCTCCACAATGTCAGCAAGATTTCGCATCTCCCCTGCCGAATCAAACACGGCGATGCCATGAGCACGAAACACTGCCGTGTTCTTTATGGCTTTAGTCGTTAGATCCCTCAATACGATATTCAGGCCTGTGCCCGCTTCGCTTGCCTTCAAGCCTTGGTCGGCGAATGCCGCAAGCACCGCAACGCCTTCTTCGATATCCTTTCCAAGAATTTTGAGAGCAGCCCCAGCTTTTGTAGTCAACGCTTCGCTGAATTGCTGTACACTTGCATTCGCCAAGGTGTTAGCCTTGACAAGAACATCCGCCACGTGTGTCATGCTCAACAGGTTTTGTTCTGCATCTTTTACGGTGAGCCCCAATGCAGATTGTGCATCTGTCAATAAGTCCGTAGCGCGTGATAGATCGAACATGCCAGCCTGTGCAAACTTTGCAACTAGCGGCAGGGCGGCAATGGACTGTTGCGCACTAAGCCCAGCAGAAGCCAAGAAGAAGTACGCCTTCGCGGTTTCGGCGGCGGAAAACTTGACAGTAGAGGCTACTTCTATCGCCGTATTTGCAAGCCTCTCACGCATTACTGAATCAACGTCGTGCATGATGGCGACGGATTGATTCATTGCCTGGTTGAAGCTCTCAACCGAACGTAGTAACCGGACGAATCCAGTGATAATAGCAGCGCCGCCAATGACACCACCGATACGTGACATGGCTTGACTCAAAGCCCTGGAGTTACGTTTGGCCTGGGCAGACGCTTTGCTGAATCCAAATATGGCCAAACGCGCCTTCCGCATGCCGGTAAGGAATTTGCCGACACGTGCAGTGACACTCACAGCCAGATTCGCAATAGCTCTACCTCTAGCCATTCGCCATCACCGTTACTTGTTTCGTGAATCCCATCAACACAGCTTTCATTTGTTCCGCCGTTTGCTGTGACTGACCCGAATTCGCGAAGTCCATAGCACGCAAAAAGCTCTCGCCGATCTTTGCGCGTTTCGCCCCAGCCGATGAGGCAATGGTGTCCATAAGCCAGGCAAACCGCAAATCCATGCGTTCTTCACAGACTGGCTCCATTTCCTCCCAGGCAATCCACTCCACGAATTCCCGCGAGCTTACTTCCTCTTGAGCCCTAGCTACCGACATATGCAATCGCGACGCTATTCTGAACCACTGCCATCGCTCAGAGTCGCTTCGGAGTTTCCCGCTAACACTTCCTTGGCATCTTCGGTGCGTGCGTTGAACGTCAGGCCCATGTCGATAGCAC